AGTTGTGAATGTGCCACATGATCTGTTCAAGCATTCACATCATCCTTCTTCTTGCGCCCTTTTTTAGACGGCGTTTTTAGCGCATTTGAGATAGCTTTTGATTCAGTAAGGGAAACGCCTTGCTCATTCTGTTCCGTCTCAATTTTGGCTGTTTTTTCATCTCTCAGATGTGTTTCTACAGCCTTTTCAATGAGCGGAACACCAACCGCATTGCTTGAACTCGCAAGCTGAGACAATCTTGCATCCGAAACGGCAAAATCAGGCCGAGGATAATTTTCCCCGACCTGATAGATTCTACCGTTGTCTTGCAAGTCAGCAAATACCTTTACAACCCTGTAAGCCATTAGGCCGCAGGAGCTACCGAACGGGTGTAGTAGGTCTTTCCTGTGACTACATCCGTGTCAGTGGTCTTGAAGTACGTGTTGTCGGCCGCTTTCTCAAAATACGTGCCGATATTGGCCTTTACAGGAGTCTCAACAGCCGTATAGGTTTCAACGCCGATGTCAACAGCGGCAATGCCGTCAAGATATTCTGCCATCAGAGTCAGGCCCATCAGGGCGAAAGACTCAGACACAGCAGTGCCGTAGTTGCCCTGAACGTGGAAACCGATCAGGTTGGTCACGCCATCGGTCGTGTACACAAGACCCGCACGAGCAAAATCGGAATCATCCGGAGAAACATAATACAGGATCATGTTTTCAACCGGAGTTGCGAAAATCTTTCCTTTCGGAATCTCATTTTCGGAGCAGAGGAACAGACGGCTATATCCGAGGAAATTCTCGATATAGTTCATACCGAACTGGTTCTGAACAGTGATTGCCGCTCCTCCCAGATAATCATATGCATCAAGGATATTGCAGAAACCAACGATTTCTGTAATGCCCTTATGCATCGCCTTCCATTTATTCCGCACCTGTCCCTGAGCTTCTGCCAGAGCCGCCTGAAAAGTTCCCTTCGCTTTGATCAGCGTTCCGGTCTTCAGGAAATCATAGAAACGGTCAGTGACGTTGTTCTGGAGTTCAAAAAGGAACTGGTCATCCGTCAGGTTGATGGCATCATCATAGCCATGCTCATTGATGGCTTCGATGGATACACCCTTTGCGAACTTCTCAACATTGATAGTCGCATAGTCCTTTGTAAGAACGGTTGCCTGAGAATAAGGAATTTCCGCACCCTCAGCGACATTCCCGCTTTGCAGTGTTACGACGGCATACTTACTCTTCAGGACAGTTCCCGGAGTTTTGCGGATAAGACGGGAAACACCCATGATATCACGCAGATGATCCCAATTGTAGGTGAAACGAGATACGAAATCGATCTCACGAGACTGAGTCTGAATCTGGGCAGTGCCAGTAAGATTCGCCTTTGCCATTTTTATTTACCTCCGTTAAATACTTCTAGATTCTCTGCAATGGCCTTCTGACGTTCGGCTGTATTCTTGATCTGCATGATCTGCTCCCGAGTCATCTTTGTGCCATTGTTGTCAGGAGGAGTGTCAACGTTTGCCCCAGTCTTCTGGGTTGTCACGATGAAATCCTTCCAGTCATTTTTGATCGATTCGGACAGTTTGTCTGCGCCTTCAAGTTTGCCATCTTTGTCCACCTTCATAGCACTGAAATCAGTCACCTTCAGAATGGAATCGATGCGCTTTTCATCCACCTTGGCTTCTTTCAAGAGTGTCCGATAAAGCCCCTTGACGGTATCAGCCGCTTTGTCCTTTTCAACCTGTGTTTTGTACTCACCAAAGTCTGCGTGTTCCTTCTCAAACTTGGCTTTCCAGTCTTCGCCGTCTTTCTTTTCGGCGTTGAGCTTCTCCACTTCCTTCTGGAGTTCCTCAATCTTTGCGGCATCCGCTTTCATGTTATTCAGTTCGTCCTTGAGAGGATCAACAACGCCGAGATGCAGAGCAATCAGGGCATTTTCCATCTCATCCGTACAAGCCTCACCGATGATTTTGCGAATATCCGCACGAGCAAATTTAGCCATAAATCTATTTACCTCCAGTTCTTTGGGCCATTACCTCGGCCTATGAGGATTTGTTATATAAAAACAGAGACTGCAATGCTTCGCAGTCCCTGATTTTACCAATGCAAAAAAGGCAGACAAGCCATCCGATGTCTGCCTCATGCTGTTCCTCACTACAACAGCGTCCCCACTTATTATTTCTTCAGTTCATTTTCAATGATGCTTTTGTATTCAGTCAAGTGATTTTCAACCGCAGGGCGAAGATACGGTCTGGGCTTAACGAATTCATTTTTTAATCTCCTGCCAATTGCAGGAACATATCTGCCGACCTCCTGAATATGGCCTAGCTCTACAAAAGGCGCATACGAAGTCGCTGATCCTACTGTCACAGATTTTCCATCATCAGCAACTTCGTGAGTTATGCTGTTTCGTAGATTGCCAGTTCTTACAGGGCAGTTAATTTTTGCGTATGTCTCTGCTTTCCCACCACAGATTTCCAATGCTCTCCTGCAAGCATCGATAAGTTCCTGACCGACTTTGTCGGTATTGTCAACGGCAATTGAAAAGGTCATATTTGAATCTGCCATCAATAAATCACACCTTTTTCATGTGGCATTGGTTCAATGCCTTCTGCATCAATTTCTGGTGTATCGTCAAAATAATAATTCGTCAGCACATTCAGAAAATTGATATCTTCCTCATCTCTCTTTGGCGTATATGTTCCTGCAAAAAGATATCTTTGCGACAATTCAAATTGAATGTAGGAGATGAATATTATTTTTTCTTTTTCTTTACAACCTTCCACATCATAAAAATACTCGCCGTCTTTTTTTGATATGGTTATTGTCAATTGTCTCCCGTATTTTTCCCCTTTTGCTTTTATCTTCATTTTTGTTCTCTCATTTCGTTAATAATAATCCGTATATCCATGATTCCATATCTTCATCTTTTGCAAGCCGTTCTGGGTCAGTATAAGCGTATTGAAATCCCATTGATACAAGTTCGTATGCATATCCGTGATAATCCTTTCCCATATACGGATTGAGAAAATTATCTTTTCTTGTCAATTCATCTTTGTCATACCCTTTTCCTAACCATTCAAGCTTTTCTCCTGTCGTTCTCCTATTATAGAATTCACTTTCTTCTTGTTTAATCCCTTTAACTGCATCTTCGAACCTGTGTCCAAGTTCGTGTATTGCCGTTCCAAAGCTTGAATCGCCATAACCGCTGATTGCAATTTCAATTCCGTTATAATAGCCTCTGTCCGTCTTTTTTACGCCCAAACTGCCACGCTTAACGGATGATTCTACCCATGCTTTTGGATAATAAGTATATGCCTCTTCAACAACCGGACGTACTGGCGATCTTGAATTCTGCAAATGCAATTTCAAATCAATTCCATCCGCTCCGACATCTCTGAAATTGCTTAACGTTTCTTTTAGGATTTGAGCAGAGTTTCTTCCACGCAATAATGCACTATTCTGCAATTTGTATCTCAGGTCAGTAATATATGCGTCTTTCTCTTTAAGGACTTTGTCTACTTTTTGAGAAATTGATTTAAAGTCATTAGTAGTAAAAGTGCCATTCTTAATTTTGTCATCGAATTCAGTCTTTATTTTCTTGTCGCTCCATTTTAGCACCTTTAACCCGTCTCTGATTGAATACAAAACACTTTCTTCAATATCGCTGAAATCTTTTGATAAGACATTCCAGAATAACGTATCTTCAAGCAATGACTTCGCATTTTTTATATTGATATAGTCTATATCAAATTCCGCTTCTTCGAGCTTTGCCTTTAGATCATTAACCGAATTCGAGTCCTTGAATTCTGCAAATTTCTCATGCATGATTTCAGCCAATTTCTTACCTACATCATACAAAGATTCATTTCCAGATTCAAGGGCTTTTTTAAGCTCAGTGATTTTGTCCGTCTTGGTTTCCTGCAGTTGCTGTGGCTTGTTGTCATAAATTGCCGACAATCCTCTTTGCGGTAACTGCCCCGTCTTCTTCCACTTTTCCCATTCCTTATATGTCATATAAGGAATCTGCTCTGTTTGTCCACCATCTTCCCAGTCAACATCACGAGCCGCTCGTGTATCGTATTGGTTACTATACTTCGGATAATTCCATCCAAGCGAGCAACGGCACTGCCATACATTCGCAGGAGTGGCATTCGGATCACCGGGAAACATTATATCTCCGAGCAATGAATGGAACGGCTCATCAACTTTCGCAATCTGTCCGTCCAGATCTCTATGAGAATCTCTTGTTCTGCCGTCAAGCGTTGCGATCCATAATTTTTCAACGTCAATACCCATTCCCTGTGCATTATGCATCGCCTGTATCCTGCCAGAATTCTGTGCACCCGTCATTGCCGTTCTGGCACACCGCACCATTGATGCCGTGTTTGAACTTTGCAGTTTCTTCCCTACTCTTTTTGCTAGTTCGGGAATGCTTTCGCCTTGCAAGATTCCCTGAGTGATGGCACTGGTAATCTGCTTTTTGCTCCATGCGTAGTCGATATTCGGATCAGGATATTTGATATCCGGCACGAGATCAGGGTCTTCGTTTATCAACCGTGTGACCGTGGCGTTGTCATAAAGAGTGAATGAAATACCGAAATTGTGGTCTTTATCAATAGAATACTGCGTATAGTTGACGTTATCCTGAAAGACCGCTTTTCTCTCGCCGTTGATCATGTCCGTGGCAGATTTCCGACTGTTGTAGATTTCGTGTGCAATGTTCTGCCGCAGATCTCTCCATCGT